GCCTGCTCTATCTTGCCATAGTCAAAGACGCTGTGAGTGTGCCCGTTGATATCCGGCGCGGTGGTCATCGCATAGCGCAGCGCGTCCGCCATGTCACACGCCAGGCTATCAGGGGCGCCCAGTATGACGCGCTCTAATGCGTGGTGGATGGTGTGGCCTGCTTCCAGGTCAGCAGAGAACGCCCCGATCCCGTGGTTCACTACGTCCTGCAACACTCGCGCGGTGGCGGCGTCTGCGGGATTGGCTGCGGTAATGCTCACAACGTCGCGCCCTTCCAGGTCCACAAACACTGTGCGCTCGCTGCCAGGCTTCGCCAGGTCAAACGCTGTAGCGTCCAGATCATCGCCGTGGATGTAGTCAACGTAAATCTTCGCCCAGTAGCGCGGGACAATGTTGCCGTTGCCGATGATGTAGTCCAGGCAGGCGTTGAAGTCTTTCGGGTCGATGCCATGCGAGCGGAAGATCCCGCGCAGGTGCTCGGCGTGCTCCAGGTGCTCCGCGCGTTTCTCTGGGGTAACGTCCGGCACGCGCTCAGCATACTCTGGCATGGCGTCCAGGCGTTTAATAACCTCAGTCATTGCGTCAATGAGTTTAGCAACGCGCCCAGGCTTAACGATCATCAGGTCAGAGAAGCCGTTAACCTCTGCGCTGGTGTTGAAGTCCTCCACCAGCGCGGCGATTGTCTGACCTTTGCCCGCCTGCTCAATGACGTACTGCGCATACTGGCGAACGGTGGAGAACTTGAGAGATTTAGAGATAGTCATGATTCGTGTCCTCTGGGGGCTGTGCGCCCCCGCTGGTGGTTGATTAGGCTAATTTGTCCTGAGTCTTAACATAGAAACCGTGTGGCGTTATGTCGGTGGTCATAGTCTCCACCAGCTGAAACCAGGAGCCATCACGGAAGATGATCTCCATGCGGTACACGTCGCAGCTTTTCACCATGTCGCCCGCTATCGCGTCGTTAAGGATGTACTGATAAGCGAGGTTAATCTGTGTCATAGCCACGTAGCCTTTGCGCTGGCGTTTGGCAACCAGCAATTCGTAATAGTGTGCATTGTTGCGTGCTGCGCTGCATGGCTGCGCCAGAACAGAGAGACGGGCGGCGACCTCCACCATAAAATCAATTTCGTTATGGTCATCACGCATCAGGCAACCACTAGCCGCCTCTTTCGCTCCTGGCTGACCGTCCATCGCAGTGATGATTTTCTCTGCCTGGATGATTCCCAGATTCATTTTGCTGGCCTCGTCACGCATCGCGCAGTATTCACGGTTAGCCGCCATCAGGTTCATGGTGTCGCTATTGCGCCAGTAAGCGGCAAACACTTTATCATCTGCCAGCGCGTAAGGCTGCGGTTCGCCCTCTGGGGCGCTGTAGTGGTCGAGCACGTAATGCATCACGTCGATCCACTGAGCGGCGCGGGTCTGGAGTGACTCGAAGGTATAATCGTTCAGGTCATCGGCAATCATAGGGCACACTGCGCGAGCTGCTGCGATGGCGCTGGCCTTGTCAGCTGTACCACAGTTCAGCGGGAGCCACACATAGCAGTTCAGCTCGGACACCTTGCGACGCGCCTGGCTTTCGGTGTAGTCCTTCGCTTTGGTGGTCAGGAAGTCCAGATAGTTGACGAACTGCTCAGCCAGATCCAGGAACTGGGATTTAGTACGCGCGGTGCTCATCTGGTCACGCAGGGTAGACAGGCAGTGATTCTGGTGAGTGTCCAGAGCCATCACCGCTTCTTTTGCGAATTTCAGGGTGCCGCGTGGTGCTACCAGTGAGTGCATGATTGATTGCAGTTTCATTTGATACCTCGTTTAGTTGTTTTAATTGGGTGGTGCATGGGTAATTATAATTAGGGGTCTGAGGCTGTCAAGTAACTTAGTGATTATTTTGTGACACGCATCACAAAAAGAATGCGGCCGCATGTGAGCCGCATCACAATTTAGTAGCGTGGCTGGGCATTGATGATCCCCACCTCCGGCGCTTCCTCCGGCAGGCGGCGCACCTTCAGATTGAACCGACGCAGCGCGGGGTAGTAGGCGGGGATAAGGTGCCGCGCCAGCTCATGTCCTGGGTGCGTCTTATCGTTCAGCATGATCGCCAGCGCTGCCGGACGCTTGAGCACGTCACAGCCTGGATAGAGCCGCTCATTGTGCATGAGGTGCTGCGCATCACTGTACACCATATGGATGTTGCCACCATACGCGGCCAGGGCTGGGCACAGCGCATAGAGATACTGCAACTCCGGCGCTGGTGGTGCCTGTATGCAGATAATGGGGCTGGTGTCTGAATGATACAGCGCTGCCCTGGCCTCTCGTGTGCGCCAGCTCCTTTCACGGGAACACATCACACAGCCCGCATTAGTTGTATAGCGCGTCGTAGATAAACAGTGTTTGCATGGCCTACCTTCGAAAGTTAGTTGCCCTGTCTGCTCAGCTTTGTATCTCGCAGCCTGCGCCAGGTCCCTCGCTTCTGCTCCTGGTGTCCGCTTGCGATTCTCCGCAGCCTTTGCCGCAGCGCACGCCACACATCCCCCGTTACTGGTATAGCGTCCGGTTGTATTGCAGCGGAAGCACGCCCGCCCGTCATATTGTGTCAGCCCTGCGACTAATGCTTGCTGTCTCGTAATCATGTGGTGTCTCCTGTGGTGTATTGAGTTTTAATTGTACGCTTTAGATTAGAGTTAAGCAATGCAGTAGTAGAATCAGGGAAAGTATAGGGTTTTTGAGTTTATCTATTCTAAATAACTAAACTCCCCCCTCATACGAAATATATAAGTAAACTCAATAACCCTGTACTTTGCCCAATTCTACGACTGCTTCTCTAAACTGCTAGCGGTAGCGTAGGGCACACAGCAGGCTCACCCCCTGGGATGTCCGCGCGTGGCCTCTCTCAGATTCGCGCCCGCAACGTTTTACACTCTCGCAGTTAGAACCGAGTTTATTCTCTCGCCTTAGAAACTGTGAGCCACGTCACACTATCTGCGTGCGCTACGCTCGCGCTTCATTTCGTGGCCTCCTCTCATACTCATTGATTTAAAGCACGCGCGGCTTATACTGTGATCTCCGTCACACTACGAGAGACACGAGCCATGAAGATCACCCGACGCCCTGACCTAACCCTCATCCGCCTGGCGCGTAACGCGTGGCTGTATGTCACGTCGCATTCCATCGTTGTGCGCTTCTGTTCCTTCCGGTATCAGTGGGTCCGAGCCGAGCGGCGCGGCTTCCTGATGCGTGCCCGCAGTGACAAGTAACTCACCCATTATCTGAGCCACTCACGCCCGCTTTACACCTCCGGCGCTCCTGCCGTACACTGTGACCAGGATCACACTTAACGCAGGACGCGCCGCCATGACTCCGGAAACACGCGCATCACTCATCATTGACTACATGGACGGGGAACTCCCCGACGCTATGCTGTGCGCTAAATACGGTATCGACGCCGAACAGCTGGAGGTCGCCGTCTACATTGGCACGGGCAACATCATCAAGCCGGAGCCGATCACCCGTGGCATGAAGCGCGGCGTCAAGCACAGCATGGCGGTTGCACAGCTGGCCTCTGAGAACCTGACGCGTGAACAGATGGCGCTCAGCCCGCTACAGTCCGCAGAGATCCACGAGCCTCTCACGTTAACCGCACGCTTAGAGCCGGACGCCAGGACACAGGCGCTCTACCTCAACGACGCGGAGCTGTCCTTCGCTAACAACGTGCTGCGCGGCATGAAGCCAACGCCCGCCGCCGCCGCGTCATTCGAAATCTTCAACGAACACCTGGCGAGCAAGAAAGCCGCCGAGCTGCTGCGCTCCTCCCATGTGATGGAGTACATCAGCAAGATGAAGGGTCGCTCCCTGTTCGCCCCCGTCAGGAACAAGGCATACCTGGAAGCCGTGCTCCACCAGGTGATCGACAGGGGGATGGAGCTGCAACAGGTCTACAACCCGCTAACTGGTAAGCCGCACATGAACGACAGCGGCCTCTCGTTCGTCTGTGATTACAACTGGAAAGCGGTTATCAGCGCCGCAACGCTCCTCATGAAGCTGAAAGGATGGGAAGGGAACCAGACGAACAACACTGAGCAGGAATCACAACGCGACCGCCTGCGCCGACTGCAAGCGAACTACAGCAACCAGGGAGACACCGACGAATGAGCCGCGCTAACGTCTGGGAGTTCACGAACAGCTATGAGGACGTGTTTGCCCTCGCCGACTATCTCGACGCGAAAGCTAACAGCGTGGAGTTTACCTTCGAGACTGACGAGGAGATGGACACCTTTTTCCTCAAGGCTCGCGACGAGTTCGCGTTCTTCGCGCCTCGCTGCCTGACCCTCAAGTCAAAGGAGGGTGATCTCCGGCTGTTCAAGTTCAACAAGGCGCAGCGCTACCTTAACGCCGTCGCCGAGTGGCAGAAGCACCACACGGGAATGGTGCGCATCATCATCGTTAAGGGTCGCCAGCAGGGGATCAGCACATACACCGAAGGACGCGCATACCATCAGGTGATCCACCAGGAAGCGCATAACGTCTACATCATGGCGCATGAGGATGCGGCTAGTAACGGCTTGTTTGACATGAGCAAGCGCTACCATGACAAGTGCCCGCCTGACTTGCAGCCTATGCTCGGTCACTGCAACGGCAAGCAGATGAAGTTCCCAGAGCTGGACAGCCAATACACCATTGCTACAGCTGGGAACAAATCGGCGGGGCGTTCGGCGACTGCTCGCTTCTTCCATGGCTCGGAGGTGGCGTTCTGGCCTAACGCGGCTGAGCACGCATCGGGTGTACTGCAAACTATCCCGCGCTCACCAGGCACAGAGATTTACCTGGAGTCAACTGCTGACGGCATCTCGAATTACTTCTATGACCAGTGGGAACGCGCCGGATCTATCGGCGACCTGATGAACCCCGATTCATCCGGCTATGTCCGCGTGTTTATTCCGTGGTTCTGGGACGAGGGCTACCAGGTGGAGCCGCCAGAAGGATTCAAGCCGAGCGACGAGGAGCGCACGTATCAGCGCCGCTATGGTGTGAACCTTGCCCAATTGTTCTGGCGTCGCCTCAAGATCAAGGAGATGGACGGCGACATTCGACGCTTCCAGCGAGACTACCCCGCGACACCAGAGGAAGCCTTTAACGCATCGGGCGACGCCATCCTCATCACGGGCGAGATGGTAGCCGACGCTAAGGCGAACTACCGCAGCGGCCAGGTTGTTCCAATCGGCGCTATCGTGATGGGCGTTGACGTGGCGCGAGAGGGTGACGACGCTACTTGCTTCTGCATCCGACACGGGCGAACGGTCATTCACAAGGAGCGCATGTACAAGGCAAAGGCGCACGTCGTTACCAACAAGCTGCTACGGCTGCGGGATGAGTACGGCGTCGATCACACCTTCGTGGATGCGACGGGCGGCTTCGGTACTGCCGTCCTGGATATGCTGGAATACCAGGGGCAGCTCATCAACACCACGGGCGTGCACTTCTCCCAGAGCGCAACCGAGGAGGAGCGCTTCGCCAACGTCCGCGCGGAAATGTGGTGGAAGGTGCGCGAGTGGCTGGAGCGTGGCGCAGCCCTGCCGGATAACGAGGATTGGGGGCGTGACCTGTGCGCGCCGCAATATAAATTTGAGGGCGAGAAGATCCGCCTTGAGAAGAAAGAGGAAATCAAAAAGCGTATCGGTCGCTCGCCTGATATGGGTGACGCGCTGGCGCTTACATTCCGCTTCCCTATCATCGAAGGACTGACCAACGCCGGAGGGGTAGAGCCGGAGGTCGCATAAGCCCAGGGAGGGCGCATTATGTCTACATCGGAGTACAAAGTGGTAGGCGGTTACTACACCGCAGGACAGACGCCGCAGATCAACGCGGTGGTAAACGCAGCAATCGCGGCAGGGTGGACGCCTTACGGCTCGCCTATGCTGCGTAGCTCCGGATGGGTGGACCAACCGCTCATTAAGGGGACGAGCGGGACAATCACCGAGTACCGCGTGGTCACGGGCTACAGCGACAACCGGACGCCAAAGATAGCGGCGCTGGTGGGCTGGAATCCTCTCGGCGATACTGTGCGACTCGACACGGCGTACTTCCTGCAAGCCTACGTATTAGGCCAGCCATACGGCGACGTAGACCCGCAGAGCATTGCAGGCATCACGCCGATGGGGATCGACCTGCTGACGAGCGACGAGATAGACGTGGCCTACCTCAGCCCCTCCACGGCTTTCGGTCGCGCACTGCTGAACCTCCCCGACGCTGCCGCACTCAAGGCGCTGATCCCTCCGGTCAACGAGACATTCCGCGCCAGCTTCACGACCACCAGCACCGAGCTAACGCAGTTCTGCGCGGTTAACAACGTGCCGCAGGCGGTGACGTTCAATGCTCAGGCGATACCGAACGCGACGCTGGGCACGCTCAACAACGCGACGGGGGTATTCACAGCGGCGAAAGCGATCAGCGGTGTACTGGCGATCAGCTGTCAGGTTCGCAGGACTCTCGGCGGCGCGTCTCCGGTTAACTGGGGCATCCAGGTTGAGACGTCCCCTGATGGCGTCGTGTGGGCTGCGGTTGCGGGTAGCTCACGCCGCATCAACCTGCGCGGTGGTGGTGACAATAACATCCTGCAAATGCTGGGCTTTGTGTCGGCGATCAGTCTGCCAGCGGGGACGCGGCTGCGCTTCACTCAGTCATGCGACACGGCAAGCAGTAACACGGGGCTGATAGCTGGCGCTACGCTACTGGGAGAAACCACAGCGGCGGGTATCATCTTCTCGCTGTACATGGTGGATTAACCCGCGCTACAATGTGCGAACCTACGGAAAGGAGAGACGGCAATGACTGCTAAACTGATTCACGGTAACGACCTCAACCAACTAGCCGCAGCGGTCAACGCCGCACGCGTGGCTGGTGGCATCCCCAACGGTGGCCTCCTGTTCTGGAAAGGCCAATACTTTCAATTAGTTGTCGACGGCACCAGCTCGGTGGAGTACGCCATCGTAGCGCGCCAGCAGGACACCAATTTCTCCGCTGATGCCCAGACGCTATCCGCTGGCGGGGCGTTTGCGCTCGGTGCTCCGTTGCAGGTCGACGGCTACTTCGTGCAGGCGTTCGGCGATCAGGCTGGCGCGGGTGGCGGCGGTGGCTCCTCTCTGCCTGACGGCGACACGGTAGACCAGACCATCCAGTGGGACGGCACCGAGTGGTTGCCTGGCGTGGTGCCAGCTGACGCGGCGATCTACGGAGAGGACGACTCACTCGGCGCGGCGCTGCCTACCATCTTCGCTAATACTGCGGCGGGCTACCCTCTGGGGTTGGTGGTTATCGACGCAACCGGACAGACTAACTCAGGGCTGTACGTTGTCGACGGTGGCGTGCCAGTGTTCAGCATTTCCGGCAGTGCGACGGGCGTTAACTTCGCGGGTCCTGGCGGTTCGCTGTCATTGGCTCCGGCGTCAGCCCAGCTCACGGGTAACGGCGGCGCATCATCCGTAAGCGTCACCGCCTCTACGGTGCGCCTCACGTTTGCACCTACCGCAGTGGTGGACGTTCTGACGGGGACTTGCCGTCCAGGTACTACCAACGTGCTAAGCCTGGGCGACGGCTCCCATGTGTGGACCGAAGTCTTTGCGACCAACGGCACGATCAACACGTCAGACGCGACGTACAAGACTGAGCCTCTGGCTATCACGGATGCGGTTCTTGACGCGGTGGGTGACGTGGATATCGTGAGCTTTAAAATGCTGGACGCGGTAGCGCTGAAAGGCGACGCGGCGCGCACCCACTTCGGCGTCATTGCCCAGCAGGTGATTGCAGCATTCACGGCGCATGGCCTCGACCCGTTCGCTTACGGCGTTGTGTGCTATGACGAGTGGGAGGCCACGCCGGAAGTTCTGGACGCGGAGGGCAATGTCCTGATGGAAGCCCAGGAAGCTGGCAGTCGCTACGCTGTCCGCTATGACGAGCTGCTGGTGCTGGAAGCTGCACGCGTCCGCCGTCAGCTGGCTCTGCTGTCAAGTTAATCATCCGATATCTGAGAGGCTCATCACAGTATTTGCCTCTCTGTCCAACATCCTGCTATGATGCAAGTCTCTATACACGGAGGTGCATCATGGCAGGACGCCAAGTAACTTACACCAAGCGAAACATCGCCGAGCTGGTTAACAAGGTTGACCCCAAGCGCCTGTCTGAACCTGTGCCCATTTACCCTATGAGCAACGGCAAGATTAAGACGCAGCTCCCCGATTTGCCTGGACAGGACTACCGCTGGACAAGGGATATCGAAGATGTCTGAAAATCATATCGTTACGTTTACGCCTGGCACCGATGACGCCGAAATGGAAGCCATGAACTATGAGCTGGCGAAGGTGGTCGGCGACTACCTCATGCACACTTATCCTGGCTACCTGTGGCGCGTCAATGCCGACATTCGCGGGGGCATCGTCAACATCCTGAACGGTGACGTGTCCTATGAAATGGGCTGCACGATTCTGGTGGCTGACCTGTTCCCTGCGCACGTCGGGGAGAAGCACGTCAAGAAAGCTGGTGGCGAGATTCTGGAGCGCGCCCGCCTGCACCGTGGCAAGATGCGTGAGCACGAAGTCGCAGAAGCGAAGCGTGATCTGCGCGGCAACATCATCAACCTGAACTGAGGAAGCGGCCATGCCGAGCGCACAAAAAGGAATTAACGACGGTTTAGTCGGTAAGCAACCGGACACCCAGACCACGCGTGGCAGCGGTGGTGCGCGAGGCATCACCCAGTCGAGCGACGAGCCGTACCGCGCAAACAACATCATCCCAGGATCTGGCGGTGGTCAGGCTACCCGCGAGGGCTTCGGTGACGGCGGGCTGGATATGGACTCATTCTCCGACTTCGCGGAGGACCGTCCGCTGCCGATGGAACAGGGGATTGAGCAGGCTTACGAGGAAGTGTCCGAAGTGGCGGGCATGGCCCGTGAGATGTGGGTCAATCTGGGTCGCCGTTGCTACGACACGGGCCGGACGTTCTACCGTCAGGGCTACCAGATCGCCCACCTCAACAACTCGTTCCTGTTCAAAGGGCAGCACGAGCCTGGCAGCAAGTACAATCACGAGGCGTTCAAAAACCGCTCGCGTATCTTCCGTCCGCTGACACGCATGGCCGCTCGTAGCTGGGAGGCAGACGTCGCCAGCGCCCTGTTCATGAACGACGACTACATGCACATCTCGCCACGCAACGTGTCAGACCCTGACTCGGAGAAAGCGGCGGCAGTGCTGAAAGAGCTGGTCAACCTGCACCTGGATAAGAACTGGTACACCACCTGTATCGGGGCGGCGCAGGACAGCTTTATCAACGGTCCGGTGATCGGCAAGGTCTACTGGCTGCACGAAACCACCACGAAGAAAACCGACGTGCCTGTGTTCGACGATGAGGGGAACCTCATTGGCATCGACACACAGGAAGAAACCAAAATCGTGAAGGACGAGCCGTGCATTGAAGTGATTATGCCGGAGAACTTCATCTTTGACCCGACTGCCAACTGGCAGGATGTCGTCGGCACGTCGAAGTATTTCGTGCACCGTAAGATGGTGAGCGTTGACGACGTGCAGCTGCGCATGCAGAACGGTGAGTGGAACATGCTGGGGCTGGGGGAGATCCTGACCTGCCGCTGGTCCATGGAAGATGACGCCGTGCAGCAGAGCAAGCGCGGTGAAGGTAAGCCGGACCCAATCAACAACGACAACGCCGACACGCTGTATGAGTCGGTGATGGTCAACGAAGTGTTCGTGCGCCGCGACGGGTGCTGGTACGTCTATCACATGATGGGCACCAACTGGCTCCTGGAAGATCCACGCCCGCTGGAGGAGCGCTATCACTTCGGACGCCTGCCGTTTGTCTACGGTACCGCGATGATTGAGTCGCACAACAACTACCCTGACTCGAAGGTAGCGCTGGGGTCTGAGCTGCAACGTGCGGTCAACGAAGTAACCAACCAGCGCGTGGACAACGTGAAGCTGGCCCTGAACAAACGTACCATCGTTAAGCGTGGCGCGGCGGTTGACCTTAACTCTCTGACCCGCTCAACGCCTGGCGGCGTAGTGTTCACCTCTGACCCAGCCAACGACATCCTGCCGATGGAAGTGTCCGACGTCACCAGCTCCAGCTACGAAGAAGTGCAGCGCATGACGATGGAGATGAACGAGGCGCAGGGTACCTTCTCCGGCCAGGCAGTGGCGAACAACCGCCAGATGAACGAAACCGTGGGCGGCATGAAGCTCCTGTCCAACGCGGCGACAAAGGTGGTGGACTTCGACATCCGCACGTTCGTGTTTACGTGGGTCCGTCCGGTACTGGAGCTGTACATGCTGTGCATCCAGTATTACGAGAACGACGAAACCATCATGCAGATCGCCGCCAACAACTCGGCATACTTCCCGCGCCTCAGCGTGCAGGACTTGACCGATGACCTGATGACGAAGCAGCTGGACCTGAAAGTGGACGTGGGCCTCGGTGCTACCGATCCGGTACAGCGCGTCAACACGCTGATGTTCGGTATCGACGCGGTAGCCAACCTGCCAGGCATGGGCGACAGCATGGACACGAAAGCTGTAGGCTCGTCCATCTTCGCAGCGCTGGGGCAGGGCGACGGCAGCAAGTTCTTCCCTAACCTCGCGCGCAACTTCGTCGAGCAGGAGAAAGCACCACCACCGCCTGACCCACTGGTGCTGGCCGCTCAGGAAGAAGCCAAAGGCCGAGTGGAGGAAGCCAACGTCAAGGCGCAGGCCGACCTCACTAAGCTCCAGATGCAGCTCCAGCAGGACCGTGAGCTGGCGCTCATCAAACTGGCGCTGGAAGCTGAGCTGGCAGGCAAAGGCAATCAGATGGACATTCTCAAAGTTCTGCTGCAAACTGATGCGCAGATGAAGATTGCGGGGGCAGCGGATGCCACCAAACGTCAAACCACAGCGCTGAATGCAGGGATGTCGATGCGTGATAACGCTATGAATCAGGCGGCTCAGGTAGCCAACCAGGTGACGCCGACTCAGCAGGAGATTCAGAAGGATGTCTAGAAAATCAGCGAAAACTTTGGAGACTGCGGCGGCTACGGCCCCGCACGTCGTGTACGCTAGAAACTTAAATCACATGAAAACCGAAGATTTAATGGATGATGTGTTGCCCATTAATTATCTTTACAGTAAAATCAATATCGCACAGGACGCGGCGCGGTTCTTCACGGACTCGCAGCACGGCGCAGACTTCGACCTCAGACTGAGGGAGCGGTTTATCAAAGGATTTGAGGCGCTATTATCGGCCAACCCCCTGGATGGGAAAGCCATAACGGAAGCGCAGCAGGAATGTTTCATTGTCATCGGCATTTACGAGACGCTTGCTTCGCAAATTCAACTCGGTGAATCCAGCAAAGAACAGCTGAGCATGACCCAGAGTGACACGGAAGATACAGGAGAGTAGTCATGACTATCCAAAAGGACGCCACGACTCAACCCGTCAGCCAACAGCAGATTGCGGATGAGAATGCGGCAGCAGCACAGGTCAACGGACACAACACTGACCAGCCTCAACTCGGCGCAAGCGACAACCTTGATAACGCCTCTCAGGAACAGACGCCGGAGCAGAAGCAATCTGCGGCGGATATCGTTCAAGCTCAGCACCAGCAGCAAGCCGATGACCGCGAAGCGCTCATGGCGAAGATCTCCCGTGACCGTCGCCAGCACATGCGTGACGAGCACGATGAGCTTGATCAGGATTTAATGCTTGACAACCCTGACGACGTTCAGGAGAATGATGAGCAGGAGCAAGATACGAGTGCTGCGCAGGAAGCGCAGGCTGTGCAGGAAGCACAACAGCAGCCACAGGCAACTGGCCCTCGTTTCTTCACTGATGGTAATGGCGTCGAGCAGTGCGAACTGCTGGTAAACGGCGTCAAGAAAGTAGTCCCCGCTGAGCGCGTATACGCTGCGGCGCAGAAGCTGGAAGCTGGGGATGAAAAGCTACGACAGGCCCATGAGGAGCGTCAACGACTGGAGCAGGAACGCCAGGCATTCGCTCAGCAAAAACAGTCGGCGCAACAGTTTAAACAGCCATCCGTTGATCCGGACGCTGAGGCAAAACTGAAAACGCAATTGCGAAGTGACCTGGAACGCCTGATTAATGAAGGCGACGATAGTGCAATGGACGCACTGGTAGAATCACTTGTGAAGGGACGCTCACAGCTATCCCCAGGAGTAGACCCCCACCAGATCGCCCACGAAGCTGTCATCATCCAGAACAACATTGCATGGGACACCGCGCTTATCCAGGCAAGTCAAGCGTTCGACGCTGACCCTGAATTTGCCGATGTCAATGGCAACGAAGTGCTGGCCGCTAAAGCCACCGAGTACGCCAAGCAGCTCGTGACTCAGTACGACGCCCGCAACCGAAATGTACCGCCACTGGCGATCATGAAGGAAGCTGCAACAATGGCTCGTAACGAAGCACTGCAACTTGCGCAAGCTCTGGGACTTCCGGTACCAACGCAGCAGGGCCAAACGCAGCAGGGAGCCTCACGCGCAGATCAGGTAGCTGCACGTAAGACGCAGGCAGGTAATACCGTAACGGGTGGTGGTCAGGGTCGCGTCACGTCTCAGCCTACGAAAGTGGCAGACGGCGGCAAAAATCCAAACTCTCGTGACGCTAAGGTCGCGGCATTTGCCGGACTCGTCGCAGGTCGGACCAACCCCATGATTAAACGTTAACACGTTGAAAGGAGAGTAACGCTATGGCAGGCCAACTTTGGGGTGTAGACCGTTTAGGCGGTTACATGTACTCCGACCAGCTCAGCGCATATCTGCGTAAAGAAGTACAGCCGATGATGCGTTTCCGCCAGTTCTGTTCGGCGAAAGAAGCCTTTACCAAAGGGCGCGGTGAGATCTTCCACTGGGATATCATCACCAACGTGCGCACTCGTGGTGGGCGTCTGAAAGAAACGCAGGCAATTCCGGAAACCAACTTTGAGATTCGTCAGGGTTCCCTGACTATCGACGAGTTCGGTAACTCCGTGCCTTATACCAAAAAGCTGGACGATCTGTCCAAACTTCCGGTGGAAGATATCATCCGCTCAGCTCTGAAAGACGACTGCGCAAAAACTCTGGACGAAGAAGCATGGTTCCAGTTTAACCAGACCCGTCTGGTTGCGTACCCGACTGGCGGTAACTCCGCGACGTCCGTCACCTTCGAAGCAGTAGCCACTCCTGGTGCGCACACTGCTGTGGTGAACAACGCGGCGCTGTCTCTGGATCACGTCAAAGGTATCGTTGACGAGATGAAAGAGCGTAACATCCCAGGCTACGATGGCGATGAGTATTTCGCCCTGGCCCGTCCGACTACTTTCCGCCCGATTCGCAACGCGATTGAGGAGCTGAGCAAGTACGTCGAAAGTGGCTGGCGTAACATCCGCCTGGGTGAGATCGGTAAATACGAAGGTATGCGCTTCGTAGAGCAGACCAACATCCCGTCCATGGACTGGACCAATGGCCTCTCCGATCAGGCGTTCTTCTTCGGTGGCGACACCGTAACAGAAGCGATTACCAACCCCGAAGAAATTCGTGGTAAACTGCCTACCGACTATGGTCGCTCTCGTGGCGTAGCATGGTACTACATGGGCGGCTTCGGTATCGTGCACAACCAGAGCCAGGCAGACGACCCGCAGTCTCTGCAAAACCGCATCGTTCGCTGGGACTCCGCGAGCTAAGCTACGGGGGCTTCGGCCCCCGACTTTTAACAGGAGAAGTATCATGGCTAAAGCATATGGTATGCCCGTCAACGACGGTCAAACTGCGCCAAAATCTAAAGAGTCTGGTAGCGCCGAGGACGGCCTGTCAAGCCTGCAGAAAATTGGCAACATGGAACACCCGATCACCGAGCAAGCTCGTTTCTCCGCTGGAGAGCGCAACGAGAATCTGCCTGGCGGGTTTAAACTGGTTCAGTAAGGGAGCAGGCAATCATGGCATATTCATACGATGCGCCGCTGGTACGCCAGCACGCTATTCCTAACGGCACCTTTACCGCAGCGGCCACTATCACGCTGCCGTGCCGTGCGGTAGCTGCGCTCGCTCATGGTCGCGGTAGCCGCGTACTGAACGAAGCGACGGTGCTGGGTGTTACTGGCGTTGTGACTACTGTAGGTACTGGCACGATCAACATCGGCGACGGCACGACGGCAAACCGCTACGGCGTGTTTACCATCTCTGCTTCGCAGACTTTGAACGGTGCTCTGGAAGGTACGCTGGTACTGACCGAAGAAGGTTTCCGCATGGGCGTGGCCGACTCTACTGTGCCGTCTACCTTCGTGCTGACCCTCGCAGGTACCGCAGTTCTCTCAAACGCTGCAGTTATCATCGGTCACTTCTAACCGATACTGGCTGCAATCCGAAAGCCTCCTTTACCGGAGGCTTTTTTATTGGTAAAGTTTATCAGTCTAACACAGGAGGTGTATCATGGGACGCAATAGCAACTGCAACGGCGACGACGCTTTCTCATGGGGTCAACGCACGGTAGGCGACGTGGACTATATGAACGATCAGATGGAGCGTGACCGCCTCGGTTGCCACTTGCCTCCACGAGATTGTATGGGCGGCTTCGAAGATGACTATCCGAACGTGGATAGTGTAGCTCCAGGTGATGGCTACCTTGCCAGCAAAGACCTGGAACGTTTTCGCGGCTACAAAGAACCTGGCTGCAACGTCTCGCCAATGCACGAGGGGCAGACAGTTTACAAAGGTTATGGAGACATTAAGCATGGCTATGAGCGAAAATAAACCGCTGAACAAGAAGCTGCCTTACGGCACTATCCGTGGTCGCCTGGAAGGTTTTCCGCAGGCGCGATACTCGCAAGAGGACCGCCTGTACAATGCGCGCGAAGAACTGATCTATGATGGCTCTGCGCACATTGAACCGGAATTGCCACCAGAGCTGCCACCAGCGCCGGAAGTGCCACCAGCTCCACCAGTGGAACCGCCAGTGCCTGACGCACCTCCGGCACCGCCAGTCGAGCCACCAGCTCCTCCGGCACCGCCAGTAGAACCACCAGCACCGCCAGCTGCCCCTAAAGCAGAAAAAGCACCTAAAGCGCCGAAAGCGCCTAAACTGCCTGGCCTGCCGACGAAAGACTAAGGAGCCGTACCATGCCAGCCACTCTGCTTTCAATGTCACAGAACGTAGCCAATGAAGTCGGCTACTCAGGGAAGTTAACCGCTACTGCGGTTGCGACGGGCGACGCTGCGCGTATCGTGCGCTATGTCAAGGAAGCCACTCTGTATGTTGAAAACCTGTGGGGTGACTGGCGGTTTCTGTGGGGCGGGCTGGTAGAGGGTGTCGCTACGGCGTTATCCAATACCATCCCCGCTCCGGTCAATCTCTACCGCTGGGATCAGGAACGCCTGTTCTTTGATACTGGCACCGTATGCCCGATCATGTGGAATGACTTTAAAATGTATTCCGCCATGAACGACCCAGGCTACCCGACTCAATTCGTCATCATGCCGGATAACAGCATCCGCATGTTTAGCCCGCCTGACGCGGACTACAACTACATGTTCTCGTGGTACAAGCAGTCAGTGCCGCTGGTGAATGATGACGATCAGCCCCTTATTCCCGACCAATTCCGCAAAGTGATTGAGGCCCGCGCGCTGTGGCTGTATGCCATGTACGACGAGGCGGCGGAGCTGGCGGCTAAAGCAGATAACGAATACGTCCTGTGGCTCGCTCAGCTGGAAGCTGACCAACGTCCGGACGGCATGTTTGCCAACCAGTCCAACGGGAACCACGTTCGAATTTCAGCGGAGTGAAATTATGGGACAGTATGACCGTTTTGCCCTGCAGGGTGGCCTCGACACGGCCACTCCTTATCTCGCCCGCGAGCCAGGCACGCTTCTCAACGCTAACAACTTTCATCCGGACACGGACGGCGGCTATCGCATGGGCGGTGGCTATGAGCGCTTCGACGGCCAGGTCGCGCCGAGTGAAGTCATCATATATAACCTGTACTGCGACACGGATGTAAGCTCCCTGCTCGCAGGCGATGGGTTCGTGCTTGACTCCCCGTCTGGAGCCATCCTGTTCGTTGGTCGGTCATACGGCACCAACGTCTGGGTGGACCTCCGATCCGGTCCGTTGCCGCAGGCAGGCGACACGTTCACGCTGGGTGGCGACACAGTTACGATCACCGCAGTCACCACCGAGGCGGTGGACTTCCGCAGCTACGTTCCAGGCTCCCAGCGTACCTACATCGTGCAGGCATTGGCGCTGGCAGGCAAATCCCTCGCTCCAGGCATGAGCCTGCTCGGTCTGACGTCCGGCGCGACGATGACCGTGGCAAGCCTGCTGGAGTTCGCTGCGGGCTACTGGGTGTATCTGACTGCGGATTCCACTCCTCCTCAGAGCGGGGAGACGCTGCAGGCTACCGACACTTCGCAATACACCGTGCTCGCTCCGGTCTATCAGGTTGAGCCAATGCTCTCTGACCCCACTACGCCTGCAGGTCAGTTCTTCTGGCTCAGCCAGCGCCGCCGTGAAGTCATCGGGCAGGTTCCTGGCTCAGGTCCGGTACGCGGAGTCTGGGAGCTGAACGGCAAGGTGTACGCCGTCCGCGATAACATGATTGGCTCGGCGGGGCTGATGTACTCCTCATCCAGCTCCGGATGGCAGGCGGTGGCTACGGGCTTTACGCTGACGTGGGACAACCGCCCTACCACCGTCACCGATGACTTCCTCGGTCCAGGCGATATCATCCAGGGTGTGACGTCCGGCGCAACCGCAACGGTGGGCTGGGTAGGGTACTCTGCTCAGGACCACAGCTCCGGCTATGTGACGATGGCAAGCATCACGGGTACGTTCACCGTGGGCGAGGACATCAAGAATAACTCTCAGCCAGGCACGCCAGTGATCGGGAAAGTGGCCGCTGCAGCAGTAAGCAATGCGCTGCCACCAGGCGGGAAGTATCGCTTCACCAATCACAACTTCTTCGGCGGTACCGACCAGTTCTCCATGTACGGCGTGAACGGGGTAGGCCAGGGCTTTGTGTACAACGAGGTGCAGGGCTTCTCATTCATCCCTACCGGACGTCCGGTGGAGCTGGAAATGCCGTTTGACTTGTGCGAGTACAAGGACCACCTGTTCTTCGCGTACCCGTTCGGCTCGCTGCAGCACTCGGTCATTGGCTCACCTATGGACTGGTCTGGTGGTCTGGGTGCGCTGGAGGTAGGGGTCGGATCTGAGATCTCCTCCCTCATCCCTGGCCCGAAAGCCCTCATCATTTGTACGGAGAAGGACATCCAGTCTCTGGAAGGTGGCGGCGTGGACGACTGGCAGAAAGAGGTTATCACCCAGCATACGGGCATCGCCAAGTTCACAGGGCTGTATCAGTCTCAGTCCTTCGTGCTGGCGCAGGCAGGTATCGTCGCGGTGGACCGTACTGACGCCTTTGGTAACTTCATGGACTCCACACTGTCTGACCGCATCCGTGGCATCATCGTGCCTGCGTTCCCTCGCTGTACCGGAGCGCTGGCCCGCAAGGACAAGGGTCAGTACCGCGTGTTCTATGACGGCGACACTAACATTTGCCTGTCCACCAACCAGGGCAACGTGATCGGCTTCTCACAGTTCGACTACGGCGGCAAGACCGTGCGCACCGCATGCAACCCATATGGTCGAGTGTTCTTCACTTCGGACGATGGTTTCGTGTATCATGATGACGTGGGTGGCAGCAACGACGGGGAGGAGCGCGTATCGGTCATGCGTACCTCGTTTGCCAACCAGGGCGACCCAGATACCCGCAAGCGCTACCGTCGCATTGATATGACGCTGAACAGCGAGAGCTTTGTTAACTTCCGCGTGCTGTTCTCCTTCGACAAAGACAGCAGCGTGCCGCAGTCATCCATTGACTCAGGCATGCTTGTTAGTGGCGGTGGCCGCTGGGATTTAAGCAACTGGAACGAAGTGTACTGGGATGCCTCGGATTCGCCTACCGTGTCATCAGATATCGACGGCATCGGGTTCGACATTAGCGTCCTGGTGTATGTGCAGTCAAGGATTCACCCCCCATTCATCGTAGAGGACGTCTCGCTTGAATGGTCGCCACGGAGAAAGGTGCGCTAATGGCTAACTCATATTTCAACTACACTTCCCCAGTACAGCCTGGGGACCGTATTGAGTCGAACAAGTACAATGGCGACTTCGGTGCCATCGCGCGTGCTTTCGACACACTGCCGTCCCCTGACGAGCTGGCGACCAACACCAGCAACTATGCGGTATCTGTGGGTACCGCTACTGCGTATCAGGTGAACCTGCCGAGCTTCGACCCTACCTTCGGGTACCTTGAGGGTATGCAGGTCATCATGAAAGCCCATGTGACGAATACCGGTTCTGCGACGATCAGCATCAACGGCGCGACGCCTGTCATTATCCGCAACGTCCTGACGGGCACCGCACCGAACTACCTGCTGGTGGCGGGCGACATTGCAGCTGGGGCGATCTACTCCCTCCGCTACGACGGCACCCAATTCCAGGTAGCAAACACGGTGGCTAACGCGCTCATCAGCTCGCAGACGGCGGCAACCGCAGCGACCAACGCGGCCAACGCTGCGGCATCGTCAGCTTCCAGCGCGCAGACTTCCCGACAGGCCGCAGAGACGGCAGCGGGCAATGCGAACGCCTCCGCTAACTCTGCAGCCAACAGCGCCGCTACCGCGACCAATGCCGCCAGTGCAGCTTCCAGCAGCGCGGGCAACGCGTCCACCAGCGCCACTACCGCGACCAACGCCGCATCCGCTGCGTCCACCAGCGCGGGCACTGCGACGACACAGGCATCCAACGCGGCGACTGCCGCGACCACGGCTACCAACGCACAGACGGCTGCGTCCAACTCAGCGGTAGCTGCGGCTAACTCTGCGTCGGCGGCATCTGCCAGCGCCGTCGCTGCAGCAAACTTCGCGGCGCAGGCGCAGGCTGTACTGACATCGACAGCGTTCAATAACGCGGTGATCGCTCAACTGCTGGCCCCTACGGGTTCCCTGCGCGTCGGCGCGGTTAAGTTCTTCTCCCAGAACCTCGACCCGAACACGCTGTACCCTGGCTCCAGCTGGACACGACTGCCTCCGGACCTGGCTATCCGCACATCCCTGTCAGACGGCTCAGACGTCATGACCACGAGCGGTAACGACAACGTGTCCCTGTCATCGGCAAACATCCCGTCGCACTCGCACAACGGTACTGTGACCATCAACCCGTACAACTACGGGCAGATCACCACCGAGCTTTTCAGCTACGGACAGGTCACGTCAACCGAGTATGACTTCGGCACGGTGAACATGAACTCATTTAACTATGGGACGATCACCTCCAGCTCAGGTGGTAGCGGCACGGTCATTACGTCGCAGGACGGGGACCACACGCACTCCATCGGTGTACAGAACGCGGGCACGGGTTCCACAGGCTTTATCCTGGGGCAGACGACGGCAGCTGTGGGCACGCAGATCTCGTCCAACGTTGGCGGGCTGCACCAGCATACGGCTACGTTCCCGTCGCACACCCACAGCATCACCATCCCAAGCCACACCCATACGGTCAACCTGGGGGGTCACACGCACACCATCAACCTGGGCACCCACACGCATGTGGCTACCGTGGGGCAGCATACCCATACTGTGGCGGTGACGATTAACGCCGCAGGCTCCGGCACGCAGTTCAGTGTCCGCAACCGTTGCGTTAAACTCGTGGGATGGAGACGTATTTCATGACAAACCAATACTATAACTTCACGGACCCAGCTGTATCGTTCGCCATCGTGGACGGTATGGGGTACAACCGCGAGATGTTGAAGATCACCGAGGCGTTCGATAACTTCCCTCCGGCGATTCAGTTCACGTCCGGCACGTTCAACTACGGGGAGCAGACGGGCGGCAGCTCAGTCGACTATCTGGTGAACGTACCCGCAATTCCCACGGGCACGCCGTATGTGCCAGGGAACAACGTGGCTGGCCTCCTCAGTGTCACGAACACAGGTCCGGTCACGCTGCGCGTCAGCCTGGGAGAGACTAAGGGTGTGCGTATCGGCAGCGCGGGAGCTGCAGTAGCTGGCGATCTGAAAGCTGGCGGTATCTACACCTTCGTCTATGACGGCACCGTCTGGTACACGCTGGAGATGTCTACCCGCTACTTAGGCATCGCCGAGTCTAAGGTGGGTGCGGCGGAAGCTGATCGTGACTCCGCAGCGGCGGACGCAGCGGCAGCAGCAGCGCAGGTACCTTTCGCCCAGCTGGATGAATCCAACGCGGCAACGGACGCAGCGACGGCATCCGGAGCGGCCACGGCTGCGCTGGCGTCAGCAAGCACCGCTGCAGGATTTGCGACCACGGCATCCTCGCAGGCAAGCGCTGCCAGCCAGTCTGCGACCACTGCAGGGCAACGGGCTAATGCCGCAACCACTTCAAACAATACGGCGCAGGCGGCAGCTTCCAACGCAACCAGTGCGGCGAGTGCGGCTGCGGGCCACGCTACTACCGCAGCAAATAACGCTGCAGCGGCTGCAGACTCCGAGCAGGACGCAGAGGACGCAGCCATTGCCGCGCAGGACATCCTGACTGACCCAGGCTTCAATAACCGCGTGCGTGATGCCATCCGTGACGTGGAGATGGTGGTGGGCAGCTGCGAGTGGTTCTCAACCAACCAGAATCCGAACACGACCTACCCAGGCACTACGTGGGTCCGGTTGCCTGCGAACGTGTCCCTGCTGATGGCCGCGCTGGACGGCACCGATGTCCTGCAGCAGGTCGGGTCTGATACCGTTACGCTCACCACTGCCACAATGCCCAGCCACCAGCATACGGTGCCAAACGCCACCTCGTCCTCCACGGGACTGGCGATCACCCTCAGCAATGTGGACTTTGGCAACCCGACGATCAGCACGTTTTCGTTCGCGCTCAAGCAGACGACATCCGCGCTCGGTTCGCCTGTAACCGTATCGAACGCAGCGGTGACGGCTTCTATCGCATCGGCGGGTGAGCACCAGCACACTCTGAATGCTACGGACCCTAACGGGCTAGCATCTCAGCCCGCACGCGTTAGGGGTCAGTACAACCCTCCGTTGACGGTAGGCTTCCGTAACTTCTTGAATGCCGGAGCGCACACGCATAGCTTGACAGCTCCGAACCATTCCCATACGTTTAACGTGGGTAGCCACTCGCACAGCACTACGCTGCCGAGCCATTCCCATGATATGACTTTCGGCCCGCATAGCCACTTCCTGACTATCGGGTCACACAACCACACCTCATCCCTGGCGGTTTCTTCCGTTGGTGACGGCACGGCATTTTCCGTGGTAAACTCAAACCTCAAACTGGTTGCATGGTACAGGACGGCATAATGGCGACTACAACGGATCAGACTAATCAGCCCCAGCAGGAGACTATGAGTGGCACCACGTCGTCAGCGGCGGGTGCTCAAGGCTCCGGATCAATCCAGAATAACTCTCAGGGATATCAGACGGTTGACCAGGCGTACAACCAGCTGACCTCCCAGAACAGCCCGATGATGCAGCAGGCAGCGGCCACTGCACAGCGTCAGGCTGCGCGCCGTGGTCTGGGTAACTCCAGCATGGCTACGGGTATGGCACAGGCGGCGCAGGCTACCGTGGCTATCCCGCTGGCTCAGCAGATGGCTCAGCAGTCACAGGGGCAGGCGCAGTATGACCGCTCGCAGACTGAGACAGAACGTGCAGCACAGGCAGGCGAAGGTCTGACCCAGCAGCAGATTGACGAGCAGGTCCGCTCTAACCAGGCTGGTGAAGGTCTGTCACAGCAGCAGATCACCAACCAGGATAAACAGGCTGCAGCGTCGCTGGCCGAGCAAATCCGTGCGTCTATGGCGGGTGAAGGTCTGAGCCAGCAGGAGATCGACGAGAAAATCCGTAGCAACATGGCGCAGGAAGGATTCTCGCAGCAGACTATCGACGAGACTATCCGCAGCAACCAGGCTGGCGAGAAGCTGGGTCAGGGGCAGCTGGCGGAGGAGGTCCGTTCCAACCAGGCTAACGAAGCGCTGGGCAAAGGGCAGTTGGCGGAAGAAGTCCGTTCTAACCAGGCGGGCGAGGGTCTGACCCAGCAGCAGATCACGAACCAGAATACTCAGTTCGCCAAGTCGCTGGAAGAACAAATCCGGTCCGGCAAGGTGTCTGAGCAACAGGCGCAGCAGCAGATCAACAACCAGGCTAACCAGTTCGCCCAGTCACTGGCAGAACAGGTACGCTCCGGTAAGGTGTCTGAGGCTCAAGCCGCTCAGCAGATCGCCAACCAGTCGAAGCAGTTCACCGACTCGCTGAAACAGCAGCAGTTCGAGTTCCAGGCTAACCTGGGGCTGGAGAACGCCAAGCTGAAACAGGACTCGGAGCAGTTCGCTTCGTCTATTCAGGCGAACGCCCGTGGTTCGTACACGGACGCGGTGAACAACCTGCTTAACAACAGCTCTGTGAACATCAACAACATCTCCTCTAACGCCAACCTTCCAAAGGCGGACAAGGATAAGCTGATTGCACAGGAGCTTTCGAACCGTAACAACGACCTGAAATACCTGCAGTCGCTTTACGGCAACGTCACCAGCTGGTCAGACAAACTGTAAAGGGAGTATGTCATGGGATTTTTCGATGGTTTTCTTGACACGGCATCAAAGGCTTTTGACTGGCTGGGTAACAACCAGGCGGCGCTGGATATGATCTCCGGTGCTGCCAAAGGCTTCGGGGCGTATATGTCCTACAAGCAGCAGGCTAGCCAGCAGAAGTTTCTGGAGAAGCAGTACGAGGATGAGCAGCGCCGCTGGAAGGACACCACGGCAGCGCCGACCCCGTATGATAACTCTGCGCCGCTATCCTCATTCAGTGCGGGCAACCTGCTGGCTGGGTCGATGGCCGACGTCACCAAAGGCAGGGGGTACTAATCATGGCATGGACAGGCTTCGGTGGTGGTAAAGGTTCCATCAACTCCGGCAACCAGAACATGGCATCCGGCAACCCGTCAGCGGCCAACTACGGCGGCGGGGATCGTGGCGGCAATACGGGCGGCAACGGTAACTCTGGCGGCAACAGCCAGGGCGGTATCGGGCGTTCCACTTCTGCGGCGACCTCTGCGGCAGCGGCTTCGGCAGCAGCTCCGTCAACGGGCATCGGCGACACCAACAAGCAGGGTGGCGTTATGGGCGGGCTTATGGGTGCCGTGCAGTCCGCACGCGACTCCCGCACCAGCTCACCGTCCACCACGCAGTCCGCAGTCAATGGTGCGTTCGCCTCCTCTGAGAGCGCAGCGCCGGAAGCTGCCACTGCGGGTAAACGCATGAGCGAGGCTGCGGCTAAGGGCTTTGATGCGCAATCCAACGCGGGCATGACTGAATCGGCTTTCGGCGTCGGCGGGTCTGTGGGGTCACTGGCGGGCAAGGCTATCGGTGCCACCATGACGGGCGACCCGTATGCCAAAGGCTCACCAGAGTCCACGGCGTTCGGCATGGGTCGGCAGGAAGCAAAGGACGCCGGACTGGGCAGCACGACCAAAGGGCTGGCGTCGCTGGCCGCTGGGGTACTGGGCGGTCCTATCGGCTCCGCGCTGGCGTCAATGGCACTGGGCGGCGTGTCGTATGCCATGCAGCAGGAGGCTCGTGAGAAGGGCTTCCCAGGCGTAGCTAAAGCCGCGCCTAACGCAGGCAACCCTACCACCAATGGCTCCGTGGGCGACAACGCGTCACAGCTGGGGTCCGGTGGCGGCAGGGGTATGGCGGGCAGTATGGCGGAAGCTGCAGGCGCAGCGAATGCCGCAGACGTCCCTACGCCATTTGAGTTCGCCTCCGACTACAGCAAGGAGCGCGACCCTACCAAACTCAACCTGGGGAGCATCATCTAATGGGTAACTACGCTGACAACAAAGACCGCATGCGGGAGGAGTATCAGGCCCGCCAGAAAGCCGAAAAAGAGCAAAAGACGGGCATGACCACCACGAAAGAGGGTGGCTCCCTGCAGACGGCGGAGAGCATCTACAACGCCCGTGGCGGGTACAGCGGTACAGGTATGTCCCTCAATGACTTTAAGCAGAAGGGCAACCTGTCTGAGTCCGACGCTGGCGCAGGCTCCGGCTCTCAGTCTGTACGTCGCCGTGGTTCCTCGGAGCAGCAGCGTGTCGGCCAGGACACCCGTGTGCGCGGGGACGAAGGGTCGGGCATGGGTGGTGCCGCAGGGTCATCCATCGGTCAGGCTATGTCTCAGGCTGCGGGCGCTCCGGCTACTCAGCAGACCACCAGCACTGGCTTGTGGCAGGGCACCCGTCAGGCGACAGATCTGGCTAGCATCCAGCAACGTGTGCTACAGTCTCTGACGAAACCAATGCAGAGAGGGCAATAACATGTCAATGATGGATGCCATGAATCAGGCAGCTAACCCGCAGCCAGCTCAGGGCGCACCAGCACCTGGGCCTGCCGCGCCAGGCGTAGCGCCGGACCAACCACCTCAGTCAGGTCAACCGATGCCAGCGCAGGAGTTCCTGCGTATGGGCGGCGACGACCCCGCTAAGATGGAAGAAATTTACAATAACGTCATGGAGCTTATCTCCACCGAGATCTGGGAAGGTAACGGCGCTGACCAGGTAGCCGAGCAGCTGACGCAGGACGACTCCAGTCCGGCAGAAATCATCGGCAAGTTCACAGGCTTCTACCTGATGATGGCTACAGCTGCGGCGCGTACCAAAGGCGGCATGATGCCTCCGATCGTCATCGTGGGCTGTGCTGGCGAGGTGGCCGCTCAGCTGACCGACATTGCTCTGGCGCTCCAGCTGGTGGCTCCGGATAACGCAGATGACACTGCCGACGCAGGTGCGCTGGTGGCGATTGAAGTCCTCATCCAGAACGCCGGAGCACAGATGGCTCCTGACGAAAAACAGGAGTACGTCGACATCGCCACGGCGATCATCAAGGCGTCCCCGAACGCACAGCAGATGGCAGAAGAAGTCGCCGACGACGCTGTGGAGGACGTTGAGGAAATGCAGGGTGGCGGCGAGGAAGATGAAGAAGCAGCACCGCAACCACAAGGCGCGGGCGGCGGTATGGCTGCAGCTATGGGAGGTCAATAATGGCTGGTATCGGTGAAGCATTAGCGTACATGTTCGCGGGCGGCGCGGGTGAAGCGGCGGGCAACCGTTCGCAGGATCTGCGTGACGAGGCAAAGGCACGACTGGCCGAGGCCCGTGAGATGAAACTCATGGCGCTGCAGCAGAAGTACCAGACCTCTGAGCGCGAAGCTACCCAGGCATACGGCACTCAAGAGCGTGAGGCTACTCAGCAGTTTAGCGCAGGCGAGAGCCAGAAGGACCGCGACTTCCGTGCGCAGCAGCAGGCTAACCAGCTGTCAGCCTCTGCCGCAGAAGGTGCGAAGGATCGTACATCCCGTGAGAAGCTGGCAGCGGAGAAAGCCGAAGTCGACCCTAAAACTGGCAAGAAGCTGCAAGGCGTTCCTGTACAGGAAGAAGTGGACGGTGAAAAGACTGGACGCTGGATTCAGTGGTACAAGGACGGCTCAGGCCGCGTTCTGACCGCTGAGGAGCTGGAAGGTGGTAATACGCCTACCCGCGCTGAGAAAGAGGGCGACAAGGCCGCTGAGGATGCCTACGCGAAGAAACGCGTGGACGAGAAAGCTGGTCTGCTGTCCTCCGACAAGGATGACTTCAAAGACTATGGTGGCAGTCGCACTAAAGCGGAGGAGGCATTCCGTCAGGAGTACCGGAGCAATAAGGGTCGAAGCGACTCGGCCATGGCGAGCGCCGAACCGGAAGCAGCTGACAAGTCGATCTACACCCCACAGCAGCAGTCTCTCATCGGCAAGGTAAAAGCGAAGTACCCTGATGCCAGCGATGAAGAAATTGTGAGCGCCCTCAAATCTAACCCAAAAACCGCTGCCGCGTTCCAGTAGTTGTGCTATGCTCTCCCTATCAACATGGGGAGAGCTACACAATGGCTAAGAATCTTGACCTTTCCGGTATCGACTTTTCTGAATCAAATCAACCACAAGCGCAGGAAGCGCCAGGCATCGACCTGTCCGACATCAGCTTTGACGAAGATGTCGCGCCCGCACCTGCAGCAAAGGCTGAGCCGGAAGCTGAGGATTCATGGGGCGATGTGGTATGGAAATCCCTCTCTGCTATGCCAGAGCGCATGCAGCGTTCGTGGGCTGGCCTCCAGCAGGCTATCGCTCCGGCATTCAATAACACCGACGTTGACGCACAGGCCGAGAGCCTGATTGCGGCGGCGCAGTCCGGCGTGGAGTCGGCTAACCAGAAGCTGGTGGCACTGGGCTTTGACCCGAACGATATGGGCTTCGTCAACAAAGGCAAGCTGCGCCAGGCACTGGCATTCGATAACGTCAAGGACGACGAGAACTTTAAGGCCGCGCGCGACGAGGGCATCCGCCTGTCTGCCGAGATTGCAAAGACAGCGCCAAAGACTGGTGATAAGTGGTCCCCTAAAAACCTCGTGTCAACCATCCTGACCGGAGCACAGGATATGGCTCCGTCCGTGGTGCTGGGCTTGATCACCAAAAACCCTGGGCTAGGGCTGGCAGAGATGACAGGTCAGGCTTACGGTTCCTACTATCAGGACTCCATTGACAAAGGCATGAAGCCTGCAGAAGCGAACAACCGCGCCTCCCTGTTTGCCGTGCTGGAGCCAGTCACCGAAGCGCTGCCAATGAGCTTCCTGCTCAAGCCTGGCGGTAAAGGGCTGACTGACCTCGGCAAGACTGCGGTGGCGGAAGGTCTGCAGGAGAGCTTCACGCAGGCGGCGCAGGACGCATATGACGTCGGCGTGCTGGACGAAGATATGACCGTGGGGCAGTTCCTCAACAACATGGCGTTCTCCGGCGTTACTGGCGCAGGTGTTGGCGCTACGCTGCACGGCGGCATCCACGGTCCTGGCATGGTGAAGGAAGCGCTGGACAACCGCGCGGTGAGCAAGGCTGCGGCAGGTGCTGCAGCTGAGTCCGGTCAGGCAGCGCCAACTATCGACCCAGCGGAGTACGACGCTGTTCGCGCGGAAATGGGTGGCGACGCTCTGGACCGTATGACCGAGCAGGCTGTACCAGTGATCAGCGCAGCACGCCGTCAGGCATACGCAGAAGCCCGTGCAGCTGGCCTCTCCCCTGCTGATGCACTGACACAGGCACGCGGCCAGGACGCGGGGAATGACCTGCTGGACCAGATGGTGCAGGACGTATTCGACTCCCCAGATTCAGTCTACTACGCCAACAAACAGAGCGCTGTCAATCCTCCGCAGTCCGTAGCAGATATGGTTACGCAGCAGGCGCAGCAGGGGGATCTCGGTCCTATCGCTGGCGAAATGCTGGGACTCCCTTCCCCTGGGCAGACCTCCACTATCGCCATGCCTGGACCGATTGCGCCGCAGGCAGAACCCGCTGGCATGCGTCTGACAGACACCCGTGACGAGGCTCGTGCTCCGGCCCCAGGCTTCCGTCCGCCACTGCAGATCGACGACATCGTAGCCGAGATTGAGCAGAGCGAACCTACACTGCTGGCGTTACCACGTCCGGACCAGACGTCCACTATCGCCATGCCTGGCCCGCTGTACCAGATGCCTGAAATGACGGAGCCGTCACGTCCTAAGTTCTCCCCTAACGTGGCTGAGGACGAGCGTGCCGCCTCCATTGGCAAACGCCCTAACGAGCTGCCCCCACTGCCACAGCTGCAGAACAAAGTGGAGCTGCCACCGATCCCTACAGCTGAACTGACCGCAGCGCAGAAGCTGTTCCAACGCCGGAAGAAAACCGCTCCGGTTGAGGTGTTTGCCCAGAGGCGGTGGCCGCTGAGGAAGAACGTCAGGCTGAACTGAAACGTAAAGGTGACGAGGCTAACGCCCGCCTTGATCGTCTAGCGGACCTGCCTCCTCTGCCAGGCAAGAAGC